TCCACAGTACAGGGCGATGAATTAGAAATAGTGGCCGGCGCGGATCCAAAAGTTAGCGATGGTGAGTATAAAAACATCTTAAAAGAGCTGGCTGGGGCTATCGACCTCGTGGCCGGCCGCGGGAGAATATATCTGAACAGCTCCGGAGAACCTTTGTTCGAAGATCTGAACAATGCAGATCCCACCAGAACTGAGCCAAGGGTTATTCTTAACACAAGATCCCTGTACGAGACAGATAAAAATCCTACCGTTAGTAAGCTGGGGGCAAATCCTCTCAATAGGCTTTGCGACACCACAGAAGGTGATCCAGACTTCATATATGACGCCAGCAGGATCTACATTTCGATGAGGACAGATGTTGACGCTGACTACGGACTGATCGACTTCTATCCCGCACCATTTGAAGCAGAGATACCGGAAATGATCGACACCGCGTGCATCGTGGCAAAGTCAGATGAGATAAGAATAATCGCTAGAAAGAAAGAAAAAGATAAGCCCTACAAAGGAGCCCCAGAGATCAATGGGTCGATCCGGATCGTAAAGGAGGGTGATCCTTCCGACGATGCAGCCGCGATAGTCCTGCTTCCAGATGGGACAATTCAGATAAGTGGGTCAAAGATTTTCCTGGGTCGGCATGCCGATAACGAAGGCGCCGGGAATGGCCCGGGCCCAGGTGATAGTCAACCTTACGTAAAGTATCAGGAGCTTGAGGATCTTTTGAAGGCAATAATGGAAGACATCAAAAGCTTCGCCACAAGCCTGCAGACAACATTTAGCAGCAACACCACGCCTGGTTTCGGCAGTCCCAGCCCGACACTTGTTACCGCCGCCGCGGCAGAATGCACCACTTTACAGACTGACATGACAGCAAGAATTAACGACATACCGACAATCAAGTCCGATAGAATATTCGGAGAATAGGGAGAAAAATAATGTCACTATCAGTAGCAAAAGCCGCCCTGGAGGCCGATATCGCCAAAGCCTTCCAGAGTCGAAAGGACAATGGAGAGGACAACGCCACGCTCGCCAAAGATCTCGCTAAAGCCATTCATACATACGCGACCCAGGCTGACGTCGACATCTCGTTAGTGCTTTCGACCACACCCCCGGGCCAAATCGTCGCCGTCGCAGGCACTCCCTCGGCCCAAGTTGGAGCGACAACCTCCCCTGGCATCGCGACCCACACGGGTTTCGGTGGCTTAAAATAAATCTCTTCTATTCGCTGTAACTTGGAGGAGATCATATTTACATCTGTAAGGGTGAGATTTGCAAATGCCTGATAGTGTCCAAAATAGAAAGACGTATGACTTTAAGAGCGTCGGTGAGCTAGATCTAGATGTGTCAGATCGAGCCAGACAAAATAGAATTGATGCTGTTAGTTTGCCCATTGGGATAAAGACACCTTTACAGCTATCACCTGAGGCTGACACACTTTTCAAGATGAACACTCGCCTACTTGATCAGGTATCAGACAACTTAAGAAATCTGATCATGACAAATCACGGCGAGCGTCTTGGGTTTTATGACTTCGGTGCGAACTTAATGGAGCTATGTTTTGAGCTGGGTTCTGAGGGTGCTGACAAGGCAGCTATTCACCGAATCAGAAAAGCTGTGAGTAAGTACATGCCCTTTGTCACACTTGAAACATTTGAGCCTATTGTGGACAGATATGACAATGAGCACACTGCAAAAATTGGAGTGAGAGTTACTTATAGCGTGCCTCGTCTTACTCAGAAGAAGAAACAGATAGAAGTTATATTATACGTGGCAGGTTAACATGGCAATTGATGTAAAGAAAAAGCTAAAGAGAAAGAATAACAGAACGTATCTAGCAAAGGACTTTGACAGCTTTCGAGCTGAGCTTTTGAGGTACGCGAAGACATATTTTCCTGACAAGATTCAAGATTTCTCCGAGGCGTCGCTCGGCGGCATGCTGCTTGACATGGTAGCCATGGTGGGAGATACTATGTCATTTTATCTAGATCACCAGTTTAATGAGCTCAATGCTTATACTGCGATTGAGAATAAAAATCTTCTAAGACACATACGATCTGCAGGAATCGAGATATCCGGCGCGGCGCCGGCGTCAGTATATGTAACTTTCTTCTTAAAGGTGCACTCTGTACAGCTTTCAAGTGGAGCTTATGCGCCCAAAAGATCTGCTCTACCGATAATTTTAGAGGGTACCCAGTGTACTGCATTTAATGGAACCAAATTCAATTTAACAGAAGCTTTAGATTTTGCGAAACAGGATGACGATGGAAATTATTTGGCAACATATGTTGTAGACAGCACAAATTCAGATGGCTCGCCCAAGACGTATGTCATGACCCTTTCAGGACTAATGGTATCAGGGGATGAGACAGAGGACACATTTAATCTTTCGACATCACATGTGCCGTTTAGAGAGCTGTTGCTTAAGAAGACAGACGTATCTGACATAATGTCAGTTACAGATTCTGACGGAAACGAGTATTACCAGGTGGGCTCGCTTTCTCAGGATACCGTTTTTAAGGCGATCACAAACTTAAGCAACGATAATGACCTGGTTCAGAGTAACTTAGAGGTAGTTCCAGCACCATACAGGTTTGTAAAGATTGTTGATCCCAACACTAGAACAACTAAACTTAGATTTGGATCAGGTGATGCTGATTCACTTGATGATGATATAATTCCAGACCCTAGTGATTTGTCGCTTCCGCTATATGGAAAAAAGACGTTTAGCCGATTTTCAATAGATCCAAATGATCTGATTAGAAGCAAGACTTTGGGCATTTCTCCTAAAAATACGGTGATAAGGGCGAGATATAGATCTGGAGGTGGCCTACGACACAACGTCCCTGCAGAGGCTATTAGGAGAGTATCGTCCCTTAAAATTAATTTTAGAAGAAATCCCAGCCTGGAAGACGCGACATTTGTTAAATCTTCTCTTGATGCTAAGAACTATGAAGCAGCAAGAGGAGGTGACACTGCTCCTTCACTGACAGAGCTTCGAGAAAAAATACCGGTCGCACGCCAGCAACAGTCTAGAATTGTAAGCAAACAAGATCTCTTAGCGAGAATATACACTCTTCCAGCTCAGTTTGGTAGAGTCTATCGAGCAGGAATTAGCGACAATCCTGAGAATCCTCTTTCTTCTATCTTGTACGTGTGCTCTAGGGATAATACCGGTCGATTAGCCATCACACCGGATTCTCTTAAACAAAATCTTTCAAAATACCTCAATGAGTTCAGATTGATATCAGACGCACTTGACATATTAGACGCGTCCGTCATCAATTATTATGTTAAATTTGGGATACTATGCAATCCAAATGTTAATAAGCAATCGACAGTTCAAGTAGCTATTAACAAAGTAAGAGAAATCTTATCTCTGAAGTATTATCAGATAAATCAACCCATTCTTATTGATGATATTAGAAATGTCATAATCAACACGCCCGGTGTTGTTTCCCTTGTCGAGCTAGATGTCGGGCCACTAGCCGGAACTATTGAAGGGCGTGTCTATAGTGATGTGTCATTTGACTTTAGCAAAGCGACAGTTAGAAATATGGTCATAGGCCCAGAAGGCTCAATTTTTGAAATGAAATTTCCCTCAAATGATATTATTGGCACAGCCCTGTAAGGAGATCTAAAATGTACTTAATTTTGACCTCTAGCAAGGACACTTATATCACCAATAAGATCATAGACGGAAAATTTCGTGCTACTGACGCAAATGTAGGGCGCGCCGGCACGATTGATTTATTTAAGCTGTATGATGAGTCAACGTTAGCAGGAGAAGATGCCCCTGTCGAGATATCTAGGGCACTCATTAAATTCGATATAGAGAGACTTAAGTCTCTTACAGGGTCTATCCTTGACGTTACCAATTCTACTTTTAAGTGTACGCTTAAACTCAAAAATATATTAGCCGGCCACGCGACACCTAGCAATTTTAGATTAGCTATTTTTCCTCTATCAAAGAGTTTTGACGAAGGCATCGGGCGTGATGTCTTATCTTTTAGCGACATCGACGGCGCAAACTTCATCACAGCATCCTATTCAAATAACACAATTACAGCATGGGAGCTCACAGGCGCTAATAAACCTGGCTTGCTTGGAAGCAGCGATATTGACTACATCTCTTCCGGAAACTTAGGTGCCTCTGGAGTTGAAGATCTCGGAGTGATTCAACATTTTGTCGATGGAGATGAAGATCTCCACGTGGACGTCACAAAGATAATTTCAGGTGTGCTGATGGGAGTCCTTCCTGATCATGGATTTAGACTCGCCTTCTCAGGCTCAGAAGAGACTGACACTAAGACAAGATTTGTGAAGAGATTCGCGTCGAGGCATTCAAGAAACAGATATAACCAGCCCCAGCTTCATGTTTCTTTTGATGACACGCTTCATGATCATCATGAGTCATTCTTTTTTGACGTCACAGGGTCTCTATTCTTAAATAATTTCCACCGCGGAGCCCCCGCTAATATTGTGTCCGGTAGTGGTCTAACACAGGTCGTGGGTTCAAATTCTCTGATTGTTAGGCTGATGACAGGATCTTACACGAAGTATGTGACAGCTTCTCAGCACACTGGAAGCACAACTAGTGAGGGAACTACAGGAGTTTATTCTGCAACTTTTGCCTTACCTTCTAGCACTACAAGTACTGTTATTGGAAAGAGCCGAGTAACTGATTTTGCTCGTGTGTCTGGATCTCTAACATTTGATGAGTTTTGGGAAGATGGCTCTGGTAAGGTGGGATACTATACTGGAAGTTTGACCATAAAGTCACCATCCAGAACAGCCATGAACTTCACATCTCGACAGCCTCTTTTAAAAATCATCAATGCTCGAAGCACGTATACATCTCGTGATAAGGTGCGATTTAGATTATTTGTCAGAGACTACAATGATGAGTTAAATACACCTGTCAAAACTACATACAAGACAAAAAGTGTAGTTCTCCAGGAGGTGTACTACAGGGTTAGAGATGCTGATTCTGGAGATATTCTCATTCCGTATGAAAAAAATAAGAATGGAACGAGGCTTTCCTCCGATTCTGAGGGCATGTTCTTTGACTTTTACATGTACAATTTGTTTCCTGGAAGAGTGTACACTTTTGACTTTTTTGTGAAAGACCGGGGCGTTGAATTTGTTGTTGATGATGTTGGTACACGTTTTAGGTTGGATGAGTAATGGCTAATGGAAATCCATTTGGCACCGGCCCGCTTTTTTCTCCATCCATTGTAAGGCGCCTGGCATCTGAAAATGTGTCCTTTAAGGACATGACTGTTGACAATATGAGTCAGTCATTTTTGTCACCCACAGCATCCTTTAAGAACGACCCACCTGGATCTCCACTAAAGTCAACACAACAGATTCCTCTTGACTGGTCAAAATTTGAAAATCACACGTTCTTTAACTCAGCGGAAGCAAATGTCAACACCGCATTTGATACCATCATTAACTACTATCCGTTTGATGGTCCTCGGCGAGAGATAGATAAATTTGAAAGCGACTTAACAGGATTTGAGAAGTATGTCTTTGATCGTTTTCCAAAGAACGTAGGCTATCTTAGCTTTTCCGGCACAGTCGCAGGAGAAACCTCTAATGCAGGAACTTACATAAGAGTTAACGACTTTGCAGGTTCCAAATTTCCAACGTTATCTAGAACGAGATCTGGTGACTCAGTTCTGGATGCAGGTGCAAATTCCATATCATTTGACTTGCACCTGATGATACCAAAGAGTACATCGCTAGGGCACTCTGTAGTTGTCCAGAGGCTTAGTGATAAAAAATATGGGTTTACCCTTGCAGCACGCGAAGCAAGCGCTTCAGCGGCCTCTGGAACACTCGAAATGATTGTCTCTTCTGGTAGCCATTTTATGAGTGCCTCTATGGACCTCGCGAGAGGAAGGTTTCAACACGTCTGTGCGGTGATCAATAGGGTTCCAGGCATACAGCAAATTGAGCTATATAGAAATTTTAAATTACAGACCACATCATCTATGAGCGCAGAGATGGGTGCATTTGGATATTCAGACCAGCCAATGTATATCGGCTCCGGAA